GATGAAGCCTGCGCTGAACCGTTAGGGAAGACAGCGGTTTCCAAGTCTTCCACGATATCCGCAGAAGCAAGAATAAGTTCATTATTTGGATTGCCTCCTGACCATACCGCAGACGATAGCTGATCCAGTCTAGAGGCACTTGATGTGCCGTCAGGAAACACCTCTGCCGTTACTGTATTGAGATTTGCCGCAGTCGCTAAATTTAATGTGCCTTCCGTGTTGCCATTTACGAACATCTGAGCGGCGATATTGTCCACTTTGTCGGATATCGCGCCGTCAGCGGTAACTGCCGTGTTCAAGGTGTTGAAGGCTGTAGCCGAAGCAAAAGCAAGATCACCGTTTCCGTCGTAAAGGGTAGAGATAATTCCATCAATCCGGCTGGCAGATGCACCACCACTTCCAAAGACCTCTGTTTCTAGTGCGCTTAATGCACTTGAAGAGGCCAGCTTTACCTGTCCTGTCGTAGCGTCAAACACAGCAGAGTTAAGCTGAGTGATAGCACTAGTGTTTGCCACGCCGTTTGGATAGACCGCAGTTGTCACAAAATCGACTGCATCACCAACAGCCTCTAGACCCGTATCGGGATCAGTCAGCGTTGCGTTAAGCGCATCAATCCGAGACGAAGTTGCCGCTGATGGTGTTACGCCGTTACCCCAAACCTCATTGTTAAGGGCAGATACTGCGGACGCGCTGGCTAGTTGCACATTCCCGTTGGCGTCGAAGACCGCACCCTCGAGGGATGTAATGTCTGCCTGAACAGAGCCAACAATGGTGTCGTTACTAGTTGAATCGTAGATAGCTCGAACATCGTTTGTTAGCGATGTAAGTGCCGAGCCAGAGGCAAGCTTTACACCGCCATTAGAATCAAAAACCGCCGACTCTAAATCCGTAACGTCCCCTTGAAGGGTGCTGATGTCTCCACCTTGAGTGCTGACAGTACTGCTTAAACCGGATAGTGCGCTGGTAGTCGCAAGCTTTACATTTCCATCTGCATCAAAAACTTCAGACTCTAAATCGGTAACATCGGTCTGCAAGGTGCTGATGTTTCCACCTTGTGTATTGACGGTATTGGTTAGACCCGTCAAAGCGCTTGCAGTTGCTAAGCGAGCATCACCATTTGAGTCGAAGACTTCCGTCTCCAAGTCAGTAACGTCGGTCTGTATAGTTTTAATAAGGCTAGGATTCGCGCCATCGTAAATAGCCTCAACTTCATTTGTTAAGCCGCTTAAAGCGGTAGTGGTTGCTAACTTGACGTTTCCATTTGCGTCAAAAACAGCGCCCTCAAGGTCGGTCACGTCAGTCTGCAAGGTAGAGATATTTCCTCCTTGCGTTGAAACGGTATTGCTAAGCGCTGAAACGGATGATCCAGTAGCGAGTCTCGCCGTACCGTCGCTGTTAAAAACCTCCGCCTCTAAATCTGTAACATCACCTTGCAGGGTGGATATATTCCCGCCTTGCGTGTTGACCGTACTTGTCAATCCAGAAAGCGCACTAGTTGTTGCAAGCTGAAGGTTGCCGTCTGAATCAAAAACCTGAGCCTCGAGGGATGTTACATCTCCCTGAAGAGTAGATATGTCTCCACCCTGCGAACTAACGGAATTGGTAAGTGTGCTGACTGATGATGCGGTTGCCAGTCTGGCATTACCGTTGGCATCGAAGACCTGACCTTCTAAAGCAGTTACATCTGACTGAATAGTCTTGATTAGGCTAGGGTTAGCTCCGTCATAAATGGCCTCAACATCACTAGTAAGTGAGTTAAGGGCTGATGTCGTTGCAATCTGAGAATCGCCGTTACTGTCGAACACAACGCCCTTTAGCGATGTGACGTCAGTTGATAGAGTGCTGACAGTTCCGTTTAGACTCGTCACGGTCGTATTTGTTGCGCTAAGAGCTGTAGCCGTCGCAAGGCGTGATGTGTTGTCTGCGTTGAACACCTCTGCATCGAGCGTAGCAATAGCAGACTCGTTGTCAGCGATACGCGGATCTTCGATGGAGGTCCACTCTTTATCGCCATCACCGTCACTGTCGAAGTAGATGTGTAGCGTGTTGTTGTCGGATGTGTCGTACCAGCGAGAGTTGTCTGCAATCGTGCCTGTCGGTGCAGTTCCTTGGATATACACGTCCGCTGTATTAGCGGACAGATCAGAAACAGATGTTTGCAGGTTGCTCGTAGCAGTGTTTAACGAGGCAATCGATGTGTTAATGCTCGTAATCGATGAGTTGATCGTGCTGACACTGGTATCCAATCCGCCAATTCTAGTAATCAGGTCGTTGCCAGAGTAGGAGCTAAGGTAGCCAGTAAACGTCTCGAGGTTACTAGTCAGAGAATCAATATCTGATATCTGAGTCGCAAGGCTGATTGCTAACTCACTGGTTGTAATCTGTTCTTCAATAATTTCTAGAATTACATCTACGTCAGGCTGAGTTGTACCGTTGACCCCAGCCGATGAATTGAACGGGCCAATGTCGTCGTTTACGTTGACCGCTCTAACCCAATAATAGTAATTCGCGTTAGTCCCTACGGCGTCGGCATAGATCCCTGTAAATCCAGATACACGAGCCAGAAGGGTAGCGTCACTAATGCTATCGCTAGTATGTCGATGTATTTCGACAAAAGCGTGTCCCACATAGGTTCTTAAATCCCACGTCAAAATAATGTTTTGGAATGCACCGCTGGCAGACAAGCCGGTAGGCGCTGGAGGAAGCTGTATATTAGCATCCTCAGTGGGAACAACGAAGTCAGAACTGTTACCTGTTACGGTAGAAAGCCCTATGTTTGAGGCTAAACGTAACACATTGGTGTCGAGCAAGTCCTGAAAGGTAACAGCTCTTTGAAACGGACTGCCTCGATGGCCCAGCAGGACATCAAGACCCTCTTTTACCGTCTCTCCAAACAGTCTTTCTTGCTGGCCCCACTTTACGGGGACCGCCATTATGGACTTGCGTTTTGCCATTAAAGCTCTCCGGCAGACTCGTAAACACAAACCTCATTGATTGAGGTAGATCCTGTTAATTCAACTTCAAATTCTTTTGCCTTGTACCCAGAAGGTAGCCTGAACAATTCATCGCTAGTCACCGTCTGTGTGTGCTGTAACGTGCCATCGGCGTACAGCTTGAAGGTAATACCAGAGCCATAGCTGTCGGCCTGCACCTTGGCTACCGCTGGATTGATAGGGCGGCTGTTGTAGAACTTCTTGCTCTTCCATGTGTAGCTGAGAGCTGAACCACTAGCGAACTTTTTCGCACTACCAGACACGACGATGTACAGCTCATCTTCCTCTAGCTCGTTGTATCCAGCAGTTGCATGGAAGCTAAGGTCAGTGAGGGAGTTTTTGTTTCCTCGCGGATCAAAAATAAATCCCTTCTCAACAGAGCCTGTATCGTAAAAACCGATGTAGTGGCCCTCCCAATAAAAGCCCTTAATCGAGGAGGGGACAAACTCCTGCCACTGATCTCTTGTTAATAGGTCTTCGGTAATAAGGCGCAAGCCGCTCTCAGTAGCCATAACAAGACCGTCTGGGCTGGCGTACATGACGGACGTACCCATATCGACAATTGAGTCTTTCGACACGCATGACAGGGTAGAGTCGATCTCAGTAAGCGCCATAGCCTGAGGATCAAGACCGGATGCCATGTAGGGCTTTTCCTTGGTCAGGATGAGCAGGCCGGTCTGTAGCGGCGCCAGTCCTACAATGTCTGACTTGACGCCAAGCTTGTACTCATCGGGCCATGCGTGAGGTAAAAATGCCTCGCTGAAGCACACTGTTCTGCCAGCAAAGCCAGCGAACACTCCGTTAGGCATAGCAACCAAACCCTGTAATGGGCCGTCAGGGTGATCGGTAGAGTTGTCGTCTGGTGGTGGGTCATAGTTCTGTGACGTAATCGCCTCACCAAGCTGAGCTTCTGTTTTACTGTCAGTGTAGGAAGTTGTAGAGAAGTTAACGTCAGCAACAAAGCGGTATGTACCGCTAGTGTCCGTTCTGTAAATACGCTTCTTGGAAATGTTGTAGTTGCCACTGACATTTGTAGGGAAGGTCAGTACTACGCCTTGATCGCTGTAAACATCTACCAGATCATCAAACTCGGCTTCACACGGCTGTCCCTCTTCGCCGTACGCTGAAACGTGCGTAAAAACGTACGATCTAGTCTGAGGCAGTTCCTCGTCTTCTTTCGTGGACGTAGTCGGATCAACGGCGACAGTTGTGAACGTGGCTGGTCTAGGTATGCCCAGACGATAGTAGGTGCCATTACCCACTATCGAGGCTAAGGTCATACGAGGATAGCCAGAAGAACCACCGATGCCAGAAACATATATCCGCTCATAGGCATCTTCAGATAGTGGTGAGCGGACGATATCCAAGTCTTCGTTGCTTCCAATCCATATCGAGTCGTTAAACTTAAAGAGCGTATTAGTCCCCACAGATATAGAGTAAGAGTTAACCGGTGAGATTGTCGCAGTCGCATTGTCTTTCCAAGGCTCCAGTCTTCCAGAATCCAAACGAACATTGGTTGCAATCTGAGCCATATCCTCAGGTAACAACCGTGCAAATATTTTCGGCGCTTTGCCGCTAAATGTAGTTAACCTAAAGCCTGTCATTTACGCCTCCAAATACGGATTCCATAGATCGCCGCGAAAACACTCAAAATTAGCCAGCGGTAGTAATCCGGCGTCTGCTCTAAAGCTTTAAATCCTTCCGTAACATAAGGTTGCATTGACGGGATAAACGCCATGATCAAAGGCGTCGAGATAACGATCAAAACAAACTCGTCTTTCCATCCTGAGTTTTTGATTTGCTCCAGCTCCCAAGCGTTATCAAGCTTCTGACCCTGCTGGATCAGCTCTATCTGCTTGGTGTGACGTAGCTTTTCAATCTCAAGTTTCTGAGCCTTCTCGTCATGCTTTCTCTGGCCGCGCTTATCTATGGCCTCAACAACCTTTCCGCCCAAGCTACCTAGTAGTGTTGTCACAATACTCATATCGCTATCCCTGCTTAGGTGATGAAAGCATGAAGGAGATCAAAGATGCGGCTATCCCCATAAGGACAACAATTGCGCCGCTAGTTTTAAGCGTCTCCATCATTTCCTCCTGCCTATACACCTCTTCCTGTCGCTCTCGCGCTATTTGACGCTTGATGTCCATGTATTCATTGAGGCCTTCCTTCCCGTAAGCCATGCCGATAAGGGAGAGGAGTTCTTTTCTTTGCGCCTCAATTTTTTTCTTAGCGGCAAACGCCTTTACTGCCTCCGCCTCAACGCTCTTACTAAATACCACCCGCTTGAATGGGTTCGCGTTGCGGGCTTTTTTCTCCGCATACAGCACATCACTAGCGTGGCCGTACCATGTGCCAATCTGCATCATGGTGTCCTCCGCTGACTTGCCCATTTCCACGCAAGCCTTGATAACTGCAAAGCTTTTTGTGGCGGCGGCAACTGCTGTAATCGGGTCAATCATCAAAGCCTCTATGAGATAGCAATATCTAGTAGCGTGATGTCGTCATTAATAGGCCTCACCGTTTCTACAGCAGAGCCTCCCAAGGTATTTGACGTGATTCGTCTTTTGACGTGTTCATGAACTGGCGTGTTAGGGCCAGCCGTTTCCAGCGTCCAAGTAGTCACACCTATCTCTTGCCAGTAAGCATCACGAGCGTTTCGGTACTCATCGCTATAAAGATAGGATCGACTACCGGCGGTGTTCACTCCGATCAGTGAACAGCACCAATTCAGTGCGCTACCGTTTTTCATGCCGGCGTTTAGCATTAACGCACCACTTTCATCCGACACGCGCCACACCGCACCATCAGAGTGCTGAAGCATCCTGAGATAAGCCTCGCGATAGTGATCTCTCTTTTGCGTATCAATTAATTGACCGCAAACCCAAAACGGGTAAGAGCCTCCATCGAGGTATCTCAGGGACGCAAAGAAGAGGCGATCAAACTCGCCTTCATCAATGCTGGTTACTGTGTCAAACGTAATCATTCGTCGATCAAAGCCTCAATATCTAGCGCCTGCTGTTGGATCGTTTTCATTTTTTCAACGGTTGCATCTATGTCTTGCACTCCGTCTACATAAATAATTGGAGTTGTAAACGTGCCAGAAGCGGAAGCCGACTCCCACGTCCCCTCAAGGTGAGTCGCGTCTGGTGCTGGGTTTGTATAGGTCAGCGTAATCATGAGATGCGAACGTCTATATCACCTGAGCCGTCAAAGGTAGACTGCATCTTTGTGAAATGACCGGTATCGAAATCAGCAGAATCCCAAGTCCAATACCGGTAACTCCCGCCTATTTGACTACTAATTGCATCAGGTCTATCTAAAGAGACGATGGTTCCGTCAGTAGCCTCGAACTCAAGAGTGTCAAAAATATCAACTGCAACAGTTCCGCTAAGATAAAACCAAACCCCATCACCACCTGAATACAGGTCAAATCGGGCAAGAGTGTAAATTGTGTAACCGGAGTAGGTGGTTGGGCTAACTGACCCTGTCACCGTTGCAAATTTTCCGTTATAGACATTTCCTTGATAGGTATGACTGCCTTGAGTCAACGTATGCGTGGCTGTAAAAGCACTCGCGCCATAAAAGTCGGCTAGATCTATGGCTCCAGATGCAATGTTAACCAGACCTCTTACGTCTGTATCATTCAAAGACACAGTAGTGCCTGACGTAGCGCCAAGCTCTATATGGATGTCGTTCAACGATATAGCGCCAGAGGTTTGGAGAGCCATTAATCAGTCCAGACTGCCGCGCAGATGTCTTGTACCAACTGGTCTTCGCCAGTAACGTCGGTAGCCGTAGATGTCTCTGTGCCGTCCTCAGCAACAGTCACGGTATAGCGGTTTAGCCACTTCGTTTTTTCAGTTGCGATCGGCAATTGATCGTCAGTTGAGTCGTCAAACGTGTGAACATAGACCACCATTAACGACGGATCATCTCCGTTGGGGGTCACTTCGACTCGTTGTACTGTACGTACATTAGTTATTGCCATTTTCAAGCTCCTCTATTCGCTTGTTAAGGGTTTCAATTTGAGCGGATTGCTCTTTTACTGCCGCCCACAACACGGAAACCATTTTTCCGTAGTCAAGGCTTTTAACTTCTTCTTCGCCGACAACTATTGGGTTTTGCTCTTCGTCTATCTCAACGATGTCCTCGACTTTGGTTTCAACCAATTCAGGCAGGTACTCTTCGACTTCTTGCGCGATGAAACCAAGACTGCCTTCTCCTGACTCAATCCAATCGAAGCGCTTTGGCTCCAATGCCTTAACAATATCCAGACCACCTTCAAGTGGTTTTATGTTCGTCTTCTTCCTGATATCTGAATAGGCAGTGACGTTGCCTGTCGCTGTAAGGTCGCCATAGACATTGATGCCTTCACTAACTGTTCGAAGCTTTTCGTTGCCGACATGGAAAAGCTGAACATAAGGAGCGCTGGAGTTGGTGATCATATAGATCAGTGCGCGATTAGAGCCGTTGCTATCTTCGCCTTGGAAATAAAAATTGCCGCCCGCATGAAGGTAATTACGGAAGTAATGATTACTGCCGTCGTGCCATATACGCAGATCCGCGCCGTTACCCATGCGGATGTTGTAGCCGTCCTGCCACTCTGTATGACCGGTTACGTTGTCGTTGTCGTCAGAACGGATAAACGATGAGGCGTGTAAGCTATCTACGGTGTCTGCATCGCCTACAGCAACAGTTATTGATGCGTTTGCGGAGCCGTCCCAACTGACTGACCCTGTTGCATCGCCAGTAAGACTCAGTGTACGAGCCGTTGTCCACTTGTCAGCGTTGGGGTGGTAGCCGTCGTGGAACACCTTTGACCATGACGACCAACTCGCCCCGCTACCGTGCAGACCTCGAATCCATAACTCTCCGCTGTCACTGTAAGAAAACAACTGGCTTTTATAGTTGTTATCCCGACCGCGCATGTGAACGATCGTTCCCGCGTTGTTGTCAAACGGCTGGTTACTTGATTCAGATGAGTTTCCGTAGAAACCCTGCTTGTCCAAGTTGTTAGCATCTACTGCGCCAATATTTGTTTTGTCACGAGCTACGTCAACGCCGTCAGCAACAGATACGTTCTGCAAAACGCGGCTAGAGCTGATGACGGTCGTGCCGTTGATTTCAAAATTGCCCGTCTTTAAGTTGAGGTTTCCTGTACCTCCCTCAATTTCCATACGGTCGGTGCCATTCAAAAAGAAACTTGTGCCGCCGTTGTATGTTGCGCGTATTTCTGAATTGTTGTCACCTAAGTAAATGCTGGCAGTTTCGCCCGTTGCGTTAAAGCCTTGAGTGCCGCGAATTTTTAGGTTGTTTTGAAGGTCGGTCAGTGAGCTGTTTATCGTCGCTATTACGGCACTTGCCGCAGTGCGGAAGTAATGCGTGTCATTGTCATAGTAGTTGCCACGATCACCTGAGTCGCCTAAGTACAGACAACGAGCGCCTTCGGGGTTAGAAAGCATAAGGTATGTGGCGTGATTAAGCTCAATCGCTGTACTACCACCATTGCCATAAATGACAGGCACGTTTTGGATGTTACGGCTGGAGTCGATAACATTAACGTTGCCAACGTCATACCCAGCAGTCGAGGCAACCACGCCTGTTTGCGCGTTCAGCCAGACCCTAGCGTTACCATCAGAAGCCACATAAAGACCCCATCCACTCTGACGGAAACCGCTCAAGAAGGTGGCGTTGCCTTTTTTCGTAAAGCCAATTCCGTACATGCCAGAAATCGCGGCGTCAGTGGGGTTGTAATTGCTTCCGATTGTATAGATCGGGTTCGACTTGGCAGCGTTATTACCTACATTGTTGTACGAGCCTTCAAGATGCCCACTGTGGTGGTTGCTTCTTGTGATCGTTCCGTTAGCGCCTACACTGATATCTTGTGCAAAAACATTGCGCGAACTGTCGATGACGGTTGTGCCGCCTAGCTGTAGATCCCCTGCACCCGTGATAGAGAACTTGGGCGTGCCTAATGACAGGGCAGAACCTTGGGATAGCCCCGAAAGCTGGCTTGATGACCACGTATAAAAGTTAAGCCCAAAAAATCCAATGTTAAGAGCTGATGCGCCACCAGCCGTGTAGCTAGACGCAAGCTCAATTCCGCTTGATGTAGTTCCTACAGCCGTGCGAGTGTTTTGTCCAATCCAAGCGTCCCAGCCGCTAAACCGTGTTCCAAAAGTCGTATAGGGCGCGAAAAGCATACCTCTGGCAGTAGTCTGGCTTCCCACGACAATGTCATAGCGCCCACTGGTGGTGTTGTTTCCAAAGGTAATGTTCCCTGATAACCCAATTCCGCCGATATTTGTCAGGTTACGGCTAGTATCGACAATATTCGTTGAGCCGATGTACAGGCTAGTGAATAAGCCATCGCCAACGCTATTGATGCGGGTTGTGCCGTTTACCTGATACCCGCCTACTACATTAAGCACGCCCGAGGAGTTAAGCTCCATTTTTTGTGAGCCTAAAACTTCCCACCTGAAATTGTCGGTAGTATGGCTTCGTAGCGTATTGCTACTCGTTATACCTCGAACATAAATGCCAGAGTTGCCAGTCCCCACGTTGTTGAGGTAGACAAAGCCGTCTGCTTTATTTAAAGAAATATCGCCAGTCGTCGTGATAGAGCCTACGCTAACATTTGTGTTTTCTTTAAGTAGCTTTTCCCAGCTCCCGTAGCTTGTCGCGTTGTACGCTGAGCGGATGAAAAGGTTGTTGCCATTAGTGACCAAGTTAAGCTGGCTATAATAGTTGCCGCTGTGTGTCTGTAGCGAAATTATGCCTTCTGCATTATCTGCCCCGCTCGGTTGTGTGCCTCCACCCCAACCGCCATCTGTTTTAGACAGGATGAAGGTGTCGAGATCATTGGTGCTACCTATGGCACTAGTAGATCCGTGAATTCGCGCTATCTTGATGTCGCCGATCTTATCTGGAGTCGCTGTCTTGTTCGTAGATGTCAGACTGACAAACGTGGCATTACGGCTAGAGTCGATGACGGTTGTGCCGTTAATTTTTATATTACTAGACGCGTTCAGGTTAGTGACATTGACAGTGCCCGTGTTGTCGAGGCTAAACGAGTTGAAGTTTGCACTGTTTGGCTGTCGTGTGAAGAACGTTAGCGACCCGCCGCGTGTGTCTGCTCCACCACCTTGGTTGTTGGCTCTAATAAGTGCAATTCTATCGTCTGATCCTTGAGCGAACGAATTAAGCCAATTGATGTCTTTAATAATCTGACCATCGCCATTGTTATTACGGCGAATGTCTACGTTGCCTTGTGTGGCAATGGTGCCGCTGAAGGTGCCTGAGCCAATGTTCGTTAGATTACGGCTAGAGTCGATGACGGTTGTACCGTTCATCCTTATCGTTCTGCTTGCACCTACGTTTAAACCTGTAGTGTCAATTTGCAAAACATTTGCGGTATTGCTCGGATGGAAAGCAATCAGTCCATTACTGTTATAAACATTGAAGGAGCTTGCGCCCCCATACGCTGTAAATGCTGTGCCGTTTTTAAATAGCTCGCCTACGCCACTGTTGCTTGCCATTTGAAAATCAACATATTGAGTCTGAGTGGATGATCCTATTTTAAGGAGAATAGAGCCCGTGGAGCCTCCAGTTATTGAGTGCTGACCTGACGAAGCGATGGTGCCTATGTTGGTTAAGTTACGGCTAGAGTCGATGACAGTTGTGCCTCCGACTTGTATATTTCCGTTTTGCAGAATCTTCAGCCTTTCTGCTCCTTGAGTAGCTAGGCTGATTCCATAATATCCAGAAATCCCTATCGGGACTGAACCTGTTGGGTCTAGATTGAACCCATAATGAGGCTGACTTTTTCCGTTTAGCGTAAAGTTATCGGTGATGCCTCGCCCAATAATGCCGTTACCAGTATTTATCGTGCCAAGGCTGGTTAGGTTACGGCTAGAGTCGATAACGGTTGTAGTGCCTATTTTTAAGCCACCCGTAGCAATACGGACATCTGTTTTTGGCTCAAGAATGATATCTGACTGCGCGTCAGCAATTGCCCCCGCTGTAAGACCCAAGTAACCGCCATACGTGCCAGCGGCGTTTGTACTGATTATTAGATCAGAGTCGTCTTGTTCATCATCTGTGTAGCCAATAGCAATCGCGGTTCCTGCGGTGTTCGTAAATTCTATCTTGGCTTCTGCCGCTCCGCCGCCGCCATTACCATTGTCATAAAGGGTTAGCGTTGGCATACCAGAGTTGATGATATCGACGCCAGTAAAGGTTGCTGTGCCTCCAGCACTAATTCTTGGAGTACCACCTACATGTAACGCGCCAGAAACTACATCAAAGCCGCTATTGTTAAATTGTCCGACCTCTGCGTTGTTATATAAAACAGTAACGCCGCTCGTGCCGTCATAAATTACTAAGCCATTACTCTGTTGCGCGTTAAGTATTGACCAATCACCGCTAACCTCGGTAAAAGTCAGATTGTCTGATCCACCAGTGAGGGTCAGCTCGTCAAATGTGCCAGTTCCGCTACTGGTAATAGCGCCACTGCTGATGGTGCCGACCGACGTAAAATTTTTGCTGTTAAAGGTGATATCTGTACCACCAGAACTAATCGACAGATTATTGCCGCCGTCGTTAGTGATGCCGCCACGAGCAACCATAGCTCCAGTAGAATAAATACCCTCGCTAGATTGAACGTACAAGTAGCCAGAGGGGATAAAGACGCGCCCATCGTTACGGGCAAGTAGTACATTACTTCCACCAGAATTTCTAAATATTCCAGAGTACGCGCTGGCAGAAGTATCAGCGCCGACCGCCCTTATACCGCCGTCGACGTTTACTAAATGACTGAATTCGAAACGATCGTCTGTCGCATTCCACGTCATCGATGCGTCAGTAGTGCTATTAACCGCATCCTGAATCGTGATACCCGCACCATTAGCACTAGCCGAAGAGTCACCGGTCGAGTAGTTCAGGGTGATGTTGTTGTCTTCGACATTTAGGTTTGCGGTGTCGATGGTTGTGGTTGTGCCGCTTACAGTCAGGTTGCCCGAAACAGTTAAATCACCAGAGAAAGTAGCATTGCCCGAGGAGTCAAGCGTGTGGACATCGTTGGTGCCACCTACGCGCCAATGAACTTTGTCAGCAGAGTGGTTGTAATAGATCCTGCCGACTGCGTTATCGGTATTGTCGCCAAACCAAATGTAGCTTTGTCCGCCATCATTTGCGTGGATTGCAATTCCTGCGACGGTTGAATCTGCCGCCACAATCTGAGCGTTACTGTTTGGTGTGCCTGAAATCGCATTGCCAGTGAATACGGATTGCTCAGACGCCGTAATCGCGCCCGATGAGATGGTGCCGTAAAACGTAGACGCTTTATTGGCATCAAGCTTGTAGCCTAGCTGTTGATTAGCGTAAAGCCTTATTTCCGCGCCTGTCGAATCGCCGTCGCTTCCCGCTTGAATGTATATTGGACGCTCTGTAGAGTTTAATTCGGCTCTAGTGGAATCGGCGTTTTGTCGAAGTGAAGTGATGTTACCTGTATAGCCAGTGTTCTTTAACTCAATAAACGAGTCATCGCCAGTGTTGCCAACGTCGTTGACGATGTTGCCACTGCTAGTAATAGTGCCTGAGAAGGTTGCACCTGTACTATCTAAAGTTAATCTATCTTCTGAATTAGTTTGGAGAACGTATTTGCCATTAGTGCTTGCAATGTCGAACGTGTGCTTTGCATGAGCCGAAATATTGGTTCCGCTAGTGATGGACAGCCTTCTTGTGCTTCCCGACCCACCTTCGAAGTATTTCCCCTCGGCAGACAAATTTACATCTACTTCACCACTGCTAGTTATAGCGCCCGAGGATATGGTGCCGCTGAAAAAGCCGTCTTTAAAACGCGCCGCCGAAGCGCCTAAATCTGTTGTAGCATCCTCACTAGCACCAGCACTGGTCGAAGGTCTAACTGATCCGTTATCGAAACGAAGACCAGCGCCATTTCCGTAGTTGTTGTGGATGTAAAGACGTGAGGCATTAGAGCCAATTGTGCCAACCAAACTGCCATTGGTTTTGATGTCAATAACAGAGCCTGCGTCAGATCGATCACCTATTATTGATGTCGTCGATGTTGTACCAATGGTAAGCGCGCCCGTCATCGTATCCCCATCGATGGAGACCGATTCGGTGTCGGCGGCTGACTGAGCCTGTGAAGCAATGTCATCTAGAGCGGCGGCTACCACGCGCAAGGCTATCGTTTCGCCAGAGGAAAACGCTGACGCTGTCGTGCCGTCTTGCGCTCTAGTGACAGTAAGAGTGTTTGAGGAAATGGCCGTTACTTTGACGATTTCCGACCCAGACCCCTCACCGATAGTTGCGTAGAAGTAATCCCCCGAACCTAAAGTAGGGAAGAGGGATGCGTCTGCTACAGCTATCGACGTCGCGGAGTTTGTAATCGCACTTGACAGCGTGGTACTGGCAAGGTTGGCAAATTTAACAGCCATAACCAATAAACCTCAATAGAATCAAATAGTTAGGAGGCCGAGACTGTCCAAGTCACGGTTAAACTGTCCGATTGAGATTTATTTATCACTGAAAATACAGTCCTGCAAAGCATCGTACCGTTGCTTGAAGCGTTAAGAATTGCCGCTTCTGTAATAGCCGCCGCACTGCTAGGTGTGTTAGCAGGGAAGGTTGCTACATACACAACGTCATTGCCTGAAACTGTAGTGCTGGTAAGGGCAACTCGAGCAGACTCACTGCCAAGAGTAGTGTTACCAACTGCCGCCGCTGTAGAGTCTGTGCCAATCGCCATGTGGCTCATAACTGACGCAGACGTACCGGCCATTCGAGATGCAACAAAGTTTTTGCCAGACGTAACAACAAGGTTATCGACCGACTCTTCTTGCTTTACTACACCGTCCTCAGAAGTGACGACGATATCCAGCCGCCCCTTTAGTTTAAGATCGTCATGGATCATCGTTTGTCTCCGAATTAACTAGCGTTAAGTAGCATGAAACCGACAAGCCCTCTGTTGGGTATGCCGTTTGCTACTAAATTTTGAGCAACGAGTACGTCGCCCATCGTTACGCTGTCCGTCAATCCTTTCCGTGGAGACAGCACGGGTGTGTCCGATACCGCAATAGAATCTGTTGCAACCTTGGACACATCAAAAGATTGCGATTCTTGTACGATTATAGTATCCGATGAAGCCTTTGTGAACGCAAAAACTGCGTTATCTGTCAAGGGGTTAGTCGAATCTTGTAGGATTTTTCCAACACTAAAGTCGGCGTCCTCAGAAACAGAAATCTGATCGTCCGAAACCCTGTCAATATCGAACGCCTGACTCTCTGAAACTGTAAAAGAGTCAGACCTTGGCTTGCTAACTGCTATTGCCTGATCATCTGCAAAGCTGAATGAGTCATCCGTGGTCTTAGCAAACGAGAAGGCCTGAGTGTCTGTCAGTGAGTAGACGTTGGTCTTAACAGCTCCAGCGTGTTTGTCTATCTGATTGAAGTCATCGAGCGTAAAGAAGTCCTGAAGGACAATCGATGAATCAAAAATTGGAGAGTCACTAAACGAGAACTGATCATCTGGCGAACCAGAGACGTCAGTCGAGTTTTCGTTAAAGGTGAAAACAAAATTAAATGGGTTGCGGCTGACTGATATTGCCTGCGAAAGCGCGAAGCTATCAGTCTGAGCAGACAAGAAGTCTAGCTCGACGGACTCTACAATCGATGATGTATCGCTTAGTACGCTTGATACATCAAACACCGGCTGTTCACTGAGTGTTGTTGAGTCTGTAAGACCCTTCCCGATATCAAATACTTCGTCATCAGTGAACGAGTAATCGTCGTCAAATGTCCTGAAAAAGGCCATGACCGGAACAAGGACATCGGACATGGAGAAATTATCAGACTGAACAGAACTAACGCCGAATACCGGCGCCTCTGTCATCGTATAGGAATCAGAGACGACCTTATTTGGATTAAGAGCGGGGCTATCTGTGAAGCTGGTCTGATCGCTCAAACCCTTGCCAAAGTCAATTGCATGAGACTCAAGCAGTGACGTACTGTCAGAGAACGACGGCTCAATAGAGAGCACATGCGAGTCTGTGATCGATTGTTCGTCAGTGAAAAAGTAAAGCGTTCGCTCTGCGTTGACGTGAACGTCGTGCAGGAACAACTGTCGCCATGAAGGCGAAGCGTAGAGCTGACGATAACTGATCTCTGGTTGTAACTGTCGGTAGTTGGTACTGATAGACAGCGATCTTTCTGAGATCACTGCCGCAAACGTAGGGCGGGACGCCTCTACAAATAGTCTCCGACTTGTAGCACTCGCGACCAGCCGTCGGACTTTTACCTCGGCATGGATCGCCATCTAGTTACCCGAACTGCGATCTGACCTTGAACTTAATCAGATCTACCACTGTTTGCGTTCTAGAAGCTGAGTCGGTGAACTCTATCTCGCCCTCAAGAACACCTGTCGTTGACAGCGTGTCAGAGTCAAAAACAAAAGTTACCTTCCCCTCAGATGCGTTTGTAACTGTTCCTAGCAGGGTGTCGATAAGTGAAGTCTGTCCAACCTGACGCACACGCATGCGGACTGAACCGCCGGTAAGATCGAGGGCCGCAAATGTAGTTGCGTCATCTGGATCAAGCGTTTGACCAGCCGCCGCAGTGTTCGAGTCCTTCAACGTGATCTCGATCTCTGGCAACTGATCGCCTTGCACAAGGTCGATTGTCGTTAAGTAAGCCATTAGATAAACGCCCTCGGTTTGCAGGTGAGCGTACCGCCACTGAATCCATACTTGACCTGTCGGAGGGTGCGAGCTACTTCTTTCTCGAAGAAGTCTCTGTTGACAGCCGCAAGGTTAGGATTGGTAAAGGGCTGACCTGCCATCATTTGCAATCGATACAACGCGCCATGCACCAACGCTTCACGGTTTTCTCGACCGATGCTGTCTGGAATGCTTGTGCTTGTTGCCGTCGGTTTTACTGAATAAATGACCCGAAACGAATCATTTTCGTTAGGGATCGGTGCCAAGTAGAAGTCAGTGTTGTCACGCTGAGCATAGTACTTGGGCTTGCCTTTTGTGGTCTCATCGCCAAGACGGCGCAACAACTCATTGTAAGAAATGGGCTGAAGCGCCGTTTTGTCGTCAAACACATCGATGATGTGATTAAGCTCTGTACCCGTGGGGAGTGTAACTGCGTACTCATTGACCCCATCGATAATAGTGATGAATTCAGGTTCAGGGATATAGACATCTGTTCTTTTACAGAAGTCGATAGCCGCGTCCCGAACAGCACGTTCGATAATAAAGTCAGGGCAACCCTGAACTTCAGGTCGAACATATAGATTGAGGTCTGAGTACTTCATTACATTCTCCCGACGTTACGGTCAGGAGTGTTAGGCATAGGCGTGATAGCGCCGTCTGCCTGCGTCTTAACACCCAACGCATTAGCAAATGACTGATAGTGCATCATTGAGCGCTCTGCGTTACCTGCGTACTCAGAGTCCTTCTGATATGCACGATAGAGTATGTAATCTAATATACAATTCGCGTACACATCATCTAGGCTGATGACCGTAGTATCGGTATCAAAGTTACTGATACTGATATCACTAGGTGCGGAGCTGTACACAATCTCGAGAGTGTGTGTCCCCGAAACAGCCTTCGGATAAACGTAAAAGTGCTTGGGATCAGCAGGATCGTAAATGTAGTGTTCGATCTTGTTGGTTCCCGCAGTTGTTTCGTGCCAGTTGGGCAGAGTCTCGTCGAGGATCTTTCGATCTACTTGAGTCACTGCTCGACCGTCCACGTTTCTAACGATTTCAATTAGGC